TTAATTATGTCCTATTCAGTATAATTATATTCTGGCTCTACGTGCATATTTAATTCATCAATAACTTCTTTTTCAACAATTAAATATTCAGCAATAATTTCTCTGCCGCCAACTTGATATGATAATTGTTCTAATTCAGAATATGGGATCTTCTTAGTTTCACCCACATTAAACTCTCTACGAATACTGGCTTCTGGAATAGTATAAATTACTATGCCAGCACTTCTGTTTTTAACATTATAAGTAGTATTTTTATCCATTATTTTATCTCCTTTTTCTCCTTAAACAACAATAAGGGAGCGGGGAGTCTCCCCGTTCCCCTAAGTTAAATTAGTCTTTATTTACAACAGTTACTGTATTAGTTACAGTATCTGAGAGATTCCAAGTCTTAGAATCAGCTAAAGAAGTATCTCTATAGCTACAAATGTTATTAGCTAACATAGCAACTACGCCAAACTTCTTATAAACTTGAATTTCACGACTACGATCTCTATTTACATATTCATCAACAACAGTGTTACCCTCAAAAGCAACTTTAATTGGTTTACTATCAGCGCCATTAGGGATAATCCAGCAATAACTTGCATCGATTGTCTTTTCGCTGTTAGTACCATCAGTAAAGCCTTGTGGTAATACAATTACCTTTTTACCCTTATAGTTCTGGAGACGACCAGTTCTATTAAGTTCCTCTTTCATGCTTTCGGTATATCTCCAATCATCTTTTGGAACTAACTTAACAGCAAATTCATAAGTACAATAAATTGTTGGTTCTCCATAAGCAGAAGCTACTGTCAAAAGACGATCAAAAGCAGCCTCATCAAAAGTATTAGTAGATACTCTGTTTGCAGGTGGTAACTGATTAACAGCACTCTGCATTGCAGCAGCCATTTCTTCGTAAAGAAGCTCATCGATACCATCTAAGATAATCTGAATTACTTCTGACCAATCTACACGACCATCTAAGAACTCTTCAAAACCAATCTGAGCAGCACCACCAGCAGCACTAGTTGGTACTTCAAAACGCTCTTCGCTTGGGCTTAATTTAAATGTTTCATATACACCAGAAAGACCAACACGAGTAATAAATTGTTTTGCACGAGTATTAGAAGTTGTTTTTCTGCGGAAAATAGCTCTATCGCCCTGAGCAAACACTTTAATTTCAGCAAATTGCTCATATGCAGCTCTTACTTTCTCTGGAAGAATATCATCAATAGTTTCCTCAATTAAAGAGAAAATCTGATATTTATTTTCACGATATAGTGAATAAGAACCAGCAAGTTCATTTAATTCATTACGAAGAGTTGTATTTAAAGCTTCATAGCTTAAAGCTTCTCCATTCCAACTATAAGAAGTAGGAGCAGAACCGTCAGATCTAGAAGCAACTTTCATTAATTGTAAAAGATTATTTCTATCTAATGCCATTATTCTTTACTCCTTTCTTACGCAATACGCATAATCTTAGCACCAGGCTGTCCATCTGGTACTGTATATACTTTTACTACTTGCCAAACGAAATCTGTAGCATCTTCGCCAGCAACAGTTAAATAACCATTATCACCTGGTGTTAAAAGAGTACCAACAGTAACTTCACTAGCGTCTGCATTGATGGTGTTAGTTGTATAAATATCACCAACGTTAGTCTTATAAACTCTAGGAACCATGGTTGTACCAGGTTTCATTTTCTTAGCTTTTGTATATGATTCAATGTGGAATGGATCCTCATTGTAATCAATTACATATCTATCTGCTGGAGCAGTTACTTTTTCAATATCTTCTCCTTCACTGTCTTTACCACCATAAAAACGTGTTTGAGCATCATAATTTAAAGTAGCTGGATCAACTGGGCTATAAACTCTTGGATTATAGTCACCTTTCTTTAAAGCAAATTCTGCATCGATTTGACCATCATGATATAACTTAATTTCATTATATACGAGCATCCATTCGCCTTTGCCTGTAAAGTTTACTTCTTCATTTGCATAGTCATACTTTACAAACTGACCGTTTTCTAAAACGTTAATTGCGGCGTTAGCTGGCAACTGAGCATAAATTTGACCTGTTCTCTGAGCAGATAAGTGATTTGGCTCAACCTGTCCATATCCATAAGATACAAACTTTGCGCCACTAAGACCCTTTAGTTCTTCACTACGCATTATATAATTCCTCCTTAATTTTGTTTTTCTACTTCTTTGACGAGCTTAATCCAAGCTGGAATGTCATCATCTTGCTCTCCAATATTTTGAAGAGTATAAGAAGTAGGAGTTGTAGGTTTTGTATCGTCGCCTATATCAAAGCTTACCTTATTTCTAACACAAATAATACTAAGTTTTGCTTCAATATCTTCTAAGGAATAAGTATCAATATTATCAATTACATCTTTCTTATCTTCATCAGATAACATGTAAAATGAATTAATCATTTCCTGTTTTTCTTTCTTCTGAATAGTAAGCTTAAAATCTTTTAAGCTTGTATTTTCAGTTTTAATGGCTTCATACTGCCCTTTCAGTTCTTGATAATTATTCTCTAAAGCGGTATAAGTAGTTTTCAAAGTTTCTAACTCTGCTTCTACTTTACTTTTTTCAGCTTTTAACTGTTCAACTTCATTAGGCTCTGAATCTGAGTCATCCTGAACGTTGTAAGTTGCAGCAAATTCTTCTACTGCAGCCGGATCAAAGTTTGGTGTTTCTGGAGAAGTATAATCTGTTAACTCTTCAAGTTCTTCAGAAAAAACAAGATTTTCTTCTTCTGTATTATTTGAAAAATTTAAGCGATAAAATTTATCATTTTCGCCCTTTAAAACTGCAAAAATTTCATTCTCAGTTTGATAAACACCATCGATACTATAAGTTGATTCTCTAGCTGTGATATTGTCCCAAATTGAGTTCCAGATATTATCGCCAATCTGTACATTATATTTTGTAAACACCTGTTCTCCTCCTTTACTTAATATTTCTTTCATTGATTCTATAAGTCCAAATAATTGTTGCTTAAAGCCATCATTAAATGAAAATTCTAATTTTCCAATTTGTGCTCCTTCAAAACAAGGCTCTTCTTCTTCACCTAAAACACATAATTTTGAAATAATAGCTTCATTTATAATAAAAAATTTAGGATTACCATGATAATCTTTTGACCAATAGCCATTTAATAAATTATCGTCTAATTCCATAGATTGATTATTACCTTTGGTAAGAATCCGCTGGGCTTCTGGGTATTGACCAGTCCACAAATATCCTTCAGTTACCAAATATTCTCGTTCTATTCCATCGTCTAAATATTTCTAAAACCAAACTCTAGCATTTAAATCTACAAAGCCATAAGGTTTTGTATCTTCCTTTAATGTAATGCCTTTATTAGTAATTTCTAAAATTTTATTATGTTCTTCAAAATCGGCTGTATCTGGATTATATTTTCCTACAATCGGGCTACCCGGTAAAGATTGAGCAATTTTTTTTGCAACCTCTTTAGTAATTAAACTTCCATTGCGATTAGCTTCTTCGTCATCAACATATAAAACTTTAATCTGACATTTAGAAATTAAAGGATTTATTTGCTTAATATCAATGAATTCACAGGGAAGATTTAACTTTAAACTTTCATGCATTTAATTTATCCTCCTTAACTCATAGATTCATTATTCTATATAGTTTTTTCACTCTTTTGATCATCACTTAAAGCTGGACGACCACCAGAATTTTTTTCTTCCATAGAATTTTGGTTATTATCTGTTTTAGATTTATCAGAAATGGCCAAAAGATCTTCTCCACTCATTGTAGAAGATGTTAATGGTGGAATCATAATCTGGCTTAATTGTAAAATCTCATTTTCAAAATAAGCCGTATTAATAATAGAACTTTGTGAATGTCCAAGAGCAATCTAAGGCAACATTTTAGAATACCCCATTTGAACTTGCTCTTTATATAATTTTGACAATTCCATATAATTGTATTGAGTAGTTTCAAGCATGTATAATCTAAAATTATATTTCTTTTGACTATTCTTATACTTCTTTATTATATCATCATAAAAAGCTTCAAGCTATAGTAATAAATTTCTAATAGAACCCGCATCTGTCGAAATAGATTTCTCTAATGATAAATTACCATCTGTATTAAACAGATTACGAGAAGTACCTGTCTCATTAAATACAGTTCTTTCAACTTTTTCCAAATCATCTTTTGAAGTAGTTGTATTACTATCTGATGTATCTACAGTATCAATATCTGCAAAAGTAGTTAATACATCTACTCCAACAGCATTAGAAAGCATTTGTACAGCATTGCTATGAATATCTTTTGCTTCATCTACATCAAAAACTAAATCGCCATTTTTATCCATGGGTAGTTTTTGAACTAAAATTTTCATTAGTTTCTGCATCTGTTTTTTTCTATCTAAAGCTTGAGCCTCATCTAAGTCTATAATAGCTGGAATAGCATTTACAAATAATGGAGTTTCACTATTATTAATATTAAATTTAACACTATTATCTGGATCTAATAAATACCATCTGCCATATGAACTATCAGTAAAACTATCTGGCATTAATTTATGTTGTTTATATAATAAATACCCCTTAGCAAATTCCTTCGGAAATAAATTTAATATTTTTAAACGGTAGCTTACGTCAGTAAAACAATCATCAAAAAATTGCATATTAAATTCAACGGCTGGTTTTGTACCTACCTTATACCGACTGCGGCAATAATTAGCTGGCAATTCCTATAGCACAATACCATCTTCTGTATCTGTTTTATACCCATAATAAACGCCATTTTTAATTACATTTAAAGCAATATCTTGACAAGTGCTAGCTATATGAGAATTATCTAAATATTTAAGAGTTTTAACAAAATCTTTAATTATTTTTTCATTTTTGATTTTTTCATCAAAAACTTCTGGTACTACATACCAATCATACCTATAAATTGTAGAAAAATAATTACAAATCTTTTGATATATACCGCTTATACGATAATAGTAATTAGAAATTTCTCTTAAACTTTTTAAATTATTATCTTCTAATGACCTAAGAACAAATCTCTTATCTGCATAATTACGCTTAAATTTTTTTAATGAACTTAATGATAATGTAGCGTCATCTAATTTTTTATTAACTAATTTTATACTTCTATAATTAGATGTTCTAAGAGAGGGATCTTCACAAAATAAATCAAAACCCTTCTCATGAATTTCATTCTATCTGTCTGACAATTATTTTCCCTCCCTTTTATTTATTTTAATATCCTGCACGTTTCATAATATAATCATAATTTACTAAATTTTCTTCTGTATAAGGAATTTCTATTAAATTTATATTATGTAATGCACAAAAACGTCTTTTTAAGTTATCATTATATTTTTGTTGATATAGACCTTTTTTCCCACCAAATTTAGAACTGGCTTCATAATGCTATCTACCCTAAAATTCAATCAGAAAATCTAAATTGCCATCATCATCAAAAATAGCAAAATCAAATCTTAAAGGACGACCATTGGGACTATTAAGTCCTTCAAAAATATATTCTTCTTTAAAATTTATTTCATTCTATTCTAATATTTCGTGAATTTTTATTTCACCTCTAGATGACTTCAAAAATGTCACCTCCAATAAAGATTAGTATTCTGCCAAAAGTAAGGCAGAATACTTTTCTTTTATATTTTGAAAAAAGATTTAATTTAATAAATTAGTTTTGTCCAAAATTTAATTAAGAAAACACCAATCTTTAGCATTAAATCGTTTTTTCTATTTTTTATTCTCTTCTTCTTCTTTAATATAGTATAAACCGTATTCAAGAGAAGAGAATTTATCTTTTTTTATCCTTTTATTAGATTGCTTAAGGATGATATTAAGCCCTTCTGTTTCTTCTCTAAGATTTAACATCTCTTCTTTGAGTATAGAAGTCAAGGTAAAAGGCTTTAAATATTCGGCTCGCTCTTCAGCAGTCATTTTTTGACCTATACGAGTTCCTAATAATTTATTTTTAGCCACTCTTTCATCTATTAAGAAATTAATCTTTCCAGAAGACATTTGAGACTGAACATTAGCATGGGCAGTTGTATTAATCGGCGCATTCGCCTTAATTAAGTACAAAGCTTCCCATTCAGTGTCCTTTGTTCTATATTGTTTATAATAACCTTCATCGTCATTATAAACTCCAAAATCGGGATAATACTCTCCTGTTAGTGGATCAGTTTGTGGTTTTACCATGTAATCAACTAATCCGATACCCATACCATTTGCATCTATTACAATTCGTTTTGCTTTAAAGCGATAAAATAATCGTTTTAAACGAATAGCTTGATTTTCAAAGTGTTCATCAGCCCAAGTATAAATATTAACTACTGATTTTCTAGATATTCCAGTGGGCTAAGGTATAACCTTAATTACTGTAGCCACTGAATCGCATCCTTTTCTTCCTACATCGACAGAAATTACATAATAACTTGTAATCGTTGAATGTCCTGAGTGCTTATCTTCTGGTTTCTAAAGCACTCTGCAACGATCAAAAATTTCTCCTCTAAAGAATGCATCTTCTCCACTTCCACTCCATTTTGACTCCACATATCTTACGATGTTTTGCGAACATCTCTCTGGCTTTCACCAGAAGGTGAGACTATATCTTCAGCATATCTCCATATAAAACCTTTATAGGTTTTTATTTTACCACGACAGCATTCGCCAATATGCGACCCTGACTTTAAACCTAAAGTTCGAGCCGCCACTCCAGTAGATGAATAACTGTTAATAAATTTTCCATTTAAATCATACTGATAAACTTCTTTTGCTTTCCCTAAATTGTTATAGTTTTTCACTTTTTCTAAAAACGGTTTTTTTGACCAATAAAAATTCCCACTTAAAGTTTTTATTTCTTTATTTAATTCTTGTCCAATAATAGATTTACTAATTCCAGTTGCATGTGCTGCTTCTGCAACATTTAAATATTCTGCAACTAATTTCTAATCTTTAGTAAAGCAATAAACATGATTAAATTTTCTTAATTCATTTTTTATTGCATGTTGCTAATTAACCCATTCTAAATTATCAACATTATTATTCAATTTATTGCCATCAATATGATTTATCTGATTTTTTTCTTTGTCTAAATGCTCAATAAAAGCCTCTGCTACCAACCTATGAGCATAACATCTTTTTTTTGTTCCATTTGGTAATGTTAAATTATAAGAAAAATATCCATTTTTACTATTTATCTAACCTTTTAAATATTTTCCAGTATTTAAATTATAACATTTACCATCTTTTGTGATAAAATATGAGGTACTGATATTATTGATAATTATATTCTTCATAATAACAACCTTTCTAATTCATGCTGTATTGTTCTGCTTAACGCTCTGTTAAGTCTTAGTCGTTGAACCTTTCTCTATTCGAGACTCGGCTGCTGATTATCCAATCTGCTTAATTTTTAAACTTTCATACTTAGTTTTATTTCAAACTTATATTGTAGTTTAAGCAGTTCTAAGGACTTTCCAGCAATTCTCAATATTTAATGAATACAATTTTTTATATTCACGAGCGAAAGAAGCTTCATTGAAAGTACCATCTCGTTTTAAGTCTTGTAAAAACGTTCTATCTAATAATTTCATTAAGACTGGAATTCGCCAGGTTCCTCCCATAACTATTGCTTTTTCTGGTTCTGTAATCATCCAAACCAATAGCTATATTAATTTATTATATGCAAACGTATTTTTCCAACCTGCTGTTGTTCCTTGTATTCCACATAAGTCGTTAATTTATGTGCGTTCTCTTATGAACTGCTGCATATCCCTATGCAGAGTAGACTATATCTTTACCTTCAGCTATACTGTTAAGGTATCCACTGCTTCGAGTTACTTAACTCTACTCCATTTAGGATAGTCGTTGAACCTTCCTCTTTCTGAGG